CCTGTTGTTTTGTCAGGTGCTTGAGCCATTACAAAACCTTTTTCAGTTAATGCCGACTTAAATGCAGAGAAGTCTCCTTTTTGAACAAAGTCTCTTATGTAACTAGCTATAACCTCATTCTTTCTATCACTAGCTGTTGGTTTATTAGGTGTTTGCTTTTCAGTTCTACCTATAGCTGCATCTATCTGATTGTAAAGATGCTTACTAACAGCTTCCTTGTTAGCTGACAACTTAATTTGATTACCCTTCATCTCAGATAGTATGTACTTATCAGGTTCACTCTCATAAAGATTCTTGTCCTGAGTTATCTTCATACCCATCATGTCAGAGGCAGCCTCCACAACCCTATCTTCGCTATTAAGGATAGAATTTACCTTAGCGTTTAATATTGTTTTATACTCATCTCTCTGTCTAAGGTCAGACACACTTCTATAACCTCCGTAAGTCTTAGTCCAGTCACCTAGTCCTTTAACAACATTAACAACCTCTGTAGTTGTATCAAACCTGTTAAACTTCTTATTAAGTATAGTTCCTAAAGAGGTCGCTGGTACAATAATCTCATTCCCATCTTCATCCATAGTAACAAACGAACCTCTACCCATTTTATCTATAACCAGTTGAGACTTTGATATGTCTAACGCCCTAGCTATGTTAGAGGCAAGGTAATCGTTAAGCGTACCTCCTGCCTCAGCGATAGCTCCTATCTTTTCGTTGTAACCCTTTACAGCATCATTGATTCCATTGAAGGTGTCCATAGCCCCTTGCTTCTGTATCTTTGTGTCTGCAACAGAAACCAAACCTTGCTTCATAAGCTTATGACTGTTAAGAAGGTAATCTTTATAGTTTTGAGCTACCTTAAGCATCGATTGATTCATTGTAAGGTCTGTACCCTTAGCGTACGCATCTATAGCTTTTAACTTCTCTAGTTGGTCTTCCTCAATCTTAGCTTTTAGGGTATCTCTACGATCCTTCTCCTTCATTAAGTTGTCTGAGATATCTTTAGTAATCCCAGACCAGTCTATCATAGACTTAGTTATATCATCCCTATCTTTATACTTGTAAAATGTAGCCATTTAATTATCTTATTTTGGTAATTGTAATGAAGGATCTATATAGTATTCATTATTTCTATTATAGTATTCATTCAAAAGTTGCTTCTGATCAAAGACTGGGGTTTGAAATGATGATGTAAATGGTGGTATTATATTTTTAAAATACTCTTCGCCTTTTCCATAAGTAGTTCCGAATGACGCTAAGTTAGATATTTCTTTAGTATTGTAGTCTTTTAACATAGCTCTTCTAACTTGCCTTGTGTTCATCCCTTCAAACTTTTCTTGACCCTGCAAAGCCTTTGCAGCTTCCAGTTCAGTTTCTCTACTACCATATAGGTCTTGCATTTTATAAAGTCCTGTAGCTATGTTTCCAGCTCCTTTAATAGCACTTGAGAATTGTCTTGCAGCCATCTGTTCTCTATCTGCAGCAGCCTGTTGAGCACCAGCAGCCTCCTGTAAACTTATCTGAGCTAACATCCTATCTATATTTGCCTCTTCTGAAGCAATCATCTGATCCCTCTTGTATATATCAGCCTGCATCCTCTGTCTATCAGCCTCTGTTGCAGAGGTTCCAATAGCACCTAACTTTCCAACTCCAGCAGCCAAAGTTCTTTGATCAGCCTCTCTCAAACCTTCTAAAGCTTGCATCTGTTGCGCAGTATTCTGTCTCATTGCTAACTCGTAAGAGTCTAAGGGTATCTGAACACCCTCCATTCTGTTTACATCTATTCTTTGTTTTGCTTGGTTTAGAGCTACCTCAGCCTGTCTTTCAGCCTCTCTTTGTGCTTTCCTTGCTGATATGCCTCCTATAATGTCGGCTCCCATCCCTAAAGCCTGTAAACCTAACCCTGCTATTGCTACTCCTGCTGGTAATACCATTTGTTATTTTTTTTTATTAATGCAAATATACTATTTTTTTATGGATAACTCTTAAACAAGCTTGATCCAATGCTAAATAACTCAACGAAATTTGTAGAGTTGTTAACTAAACTATACTTCATGAAGTAACCTGTAGTACCATAAGACTCTGCTACTGGGTCTTTCACGTAGAAAAGATAGTTTGAATCCAAAGGTACAGATGCCCCTGTAACCGTTGTATTAACGGTTACCTTCTTTTTATTTACAGAAACCACAGCCCCAGAGAAGTCGTTGTTAGACCCATTCCTACTATACAGTTTATCACCTACAGATATAATAGAGTCAACATTAAACGAGAACGTAATTACAACGGCTGATGTGTTTGAACTATCCACAGATACAGGAATACCCATACCCTGAGCAGACCTTAATTCAATAGTAGTGTCGCTGACATTCCTTCTAATGTGAGAGAAGTAGTCTCCCTCCTTTAATTCAAACCAATCGCTATCTATGTACCCAGAACCTAAGTCTGTTGTAAACGTACAATCCCAAGGAGCTGTACTGTCTAACGAAAATGTTTTAAAGGTCTTAACTGAATAAGGGTCTTCGTTTATAATACCAGTTAGACTGGATGAGTAATTAACTCCATAAAACTGATTCCTTCCCACCTCATCTGAGTTGTGTTGGTATAGTCTCCCATTTTGAAATGAATAAAAGACATTATTCATACCTATCATCCTTTCAGGTTTGTAGGAGTAAAACGACTGCCAACCTTTAGCTGAATCGCTATATGTTATTGTGTATTGACTCATTTATATATTTTTAAATTTCACAAAGTCCATCTAATACAATGTTTATACCACTATCAGCACTTACAGAATTTTCCTGAGCACAAAAAGTTTCTTGGTCTTGACCACCAACACCTCCTATTACACCACCTTGCGCGGATCCATTGCAATCAATATAGCTATATGATAGACTTGAACTTGAACTTGTACCAACTGTGTATTGAACACAGTTAGCAGACACAACATTCCACTGAGCTACAAACGTAGTATTTGAATTTATAGTTGTAGGTAGGGAAGGTGACCATCCTGTAAACGTGTATCCACTCCTAGTTGGTGTACCAGGGTTTGTTACGCTTAACGGTGCAGGTCCACTCTGACTGGTATATGTCTCATTACCTCCATTTGTATCAAACGTAGCAGTAACATCGGCATTCTGGAAATCTAACTCCCACTGAGCTACAAACGTAGTATTTGAATTTATAGTTGTAGGTAATGAAGGAGACCATCCTGTAAAAGTGTATCCAAATCTAGTTGGTGTACCCGGACTTGTTACGCTTAACGGTGCATTTCCACTCTGATTGGTATATGTCTCGTTACCTCCATTTGTATCAAACGTAGCAGTAACAGGAAGGTTCGATGTTCCTATAGGACACTCTATACCATTAATGTTCCAAGCTGTACCAGTATTAACCCCTGTAACAATAACCTTAGCCTTAGTAGGGTAAGGGTATTGCTTATTAAACCTAAGTTTTACAGTACCATCAGAAGCTAACGGAGTTCCTGAAGGATATCCTCCAACAACACCCACCTGATTACCTACAGATCCGTCCCCAGACACAGGTCTAGGTGTAGAGCTATTAGCTATATCTGCACTATCGTAGTCTACTACTTGAGTTCCATTAGAAATAAATCCTGATCCTGAGTATCTAAATAAAGGCAACGATGTTGCGTTTATTATTTCAGATTCATATGTAGCATTAGGTAAACTATCTCCAACAAATAGAGAGTCTGCAACTATATTGCCATCCCACTCAATTTGGAATCTATCCGGAACGTTTGCAGAATCAAATGCAACAGTAGTATCTCCTATATCAGTACCAAGCTCTAATTCTAGTTCATAAATACCTTCTGATCCAGAGGCTGATAGCGTATTATTACACTCTAGAAGAGGTTCTACATAATCCCAAACTAGGTATAGGTATCTATAGTTTGATGGATTTGTATAAGTAAAGGACGCTTCATAAACTCCAGTGATTGGATTTAATATCGGAGTAGCTTCTTGTAATGAAGATGTTAATGTGCTTATATCACTCTCCGTATACAGTGTATCCGATACTAAATACTTGAACTTATCAAAGTCCCATTCAGCATCATCTGTTGGTTCTTTCCTATATCTCATAGTTACAACCCCTCCTTCAGCAGGTACATTACCAGAAGATTCTGGTCCTGTAAATGTCTTGTACAATGACACAGGTCCGTCTCCAAATGTAACTAAGTCTGTAACAATGGACTGAATAGGTGTATTATTACTCCAAAAGAAGTCGTGGTGGATTAACTTACCTTTCATTAACGAACTGTTCTTAACTATTCTAACAACCGTTAGCTCTTGAGATTGAACGCATCCAAAGTTTAAGTTATACGTTGCATTTATAGGTGTCAATGTGAACAAACAATCGTGTACCTCGTAAGCATCACTATTAAAGCTTAATGTTCCACTTTCAGTTACTGTTTGGTTTATAACCTCAGAGTTGTTGTATACAACAGTAACATTTATGCTACCAGAAGAAACGTTGTAGTCTATATCAACAGTTCCATTGTATTTACTAAGAGAAACATTTCTAACTATTTCAGAGCTAGATAATTCTTGTGATAAACTAAAACCACATTCTATCTTCGTCACAGTTTCGTCTAACTCATCATCAGTTACAGAAACTACATACTCCTTAGTGTACGGGTCAAAACCTCCTAAGTTTATTTTATTTTTAGATTCTAAGAACTGATCCCTAAACCAAGATCCCATACCTAAGTTTGATATAACATTTAATTGGTCACTGCTGCCTGACTCTCCTTTAATATTTATTACAGAACCCCTCTTAACATCGGTAAAAAAAACATCGTACCCATAAAAAGCAAAGCTTTCTGGGTTGTTACTAATACCATACTCCTCTGACCTAGGAATCTGTTTTCCTAAGACCTCTGGAGTGTTTATTATAGAACCTCCAGCCTGTGCATCTGAAAATAAATTCTTACCGTTAGCTAACACGTAAGACACCTTATCCTCCTGCAAGACAAGTATATTACTCTCCCTTGAATGCATAACCTCTATAGGACCATAGTTCTGTTCTAACGTCTTAAAGTTAACTAAACCTAAATTAAACTCATTAAGCTTATTTAAGTTACTCTCTTGGTTGTATACACCACTATAAGTTATATCAGCATACCTATGAGCCTCCTTATAATCTTGTTCTGAAACAGCTGTAATTCTAGCACCAATGTTAAAGCTAGGCTTTGCAAGACCATCGTCTATTTTAAAACTCTCAACACCATTACCAAATGAAAAACAGTTGTATACGTTTAAGTCTATAATAGCTGGAAGCGTAGATGTTTGTTCTTGTACGTTACCACCATGATAACCATTAACAGTTATAGGGAAACTCTCGTGACTCTCGTAGTATATCTCGTTAGTATTTTCCGCAGGTATTGTTTCAAAGACAAGTGTACCTCCAGATCTAAACGATTGAATGTGAGCATTCATATAGTATTTCCGACTGTTTCTTTTTCTACCACCAGTTCTAAATGTTAGGTAAGACCTATAGTTAGAACTTCCAGGTGTTCCTGTTGTAGCATACCTAACCCCTATAACATTTTCTTCATAGTCTTGACCACCTGAGAAGTAATAAACTGTACCATCCTCATCTGCAGGACCTAAGGCATTGAATGATCCTATAGTCCTGTCGAAATCAGCACTAGGTGTTGGTGTTGAATTGCTATCTAACTCAGGGTTGTTTGTTGGGTTATTAAAGTCTATACTTTCTCCTAGGATGAAGTCATGAAAATTATCGTAGTCCTGTGTAGCTGTGAATGTTCTATCAAACACAAATTTTTCTTTCCCAGCGTAAGAACTTTCTTTCTGATTTATTTCAAATAATATACGAATCTCGCTACCAGCAGGGATATCATAGTCAATGTACTGTCCTGGATTTTCAGGATCTTCTATAAATGTAGGATAAGCTATACCAGCTACATCATGTAAAAGTCCAAGGACAGAAAGTGATTTATATCCGTAATCTACATCCTCCTTGTCTGAACTAGACATTGAAAAGTTTGTAGGTCTTATTTTCATAAAAACACCACTAGTTTGAGGTACTTTTTTAGTATCTGTATTCTCTATAAAGAACTTTTCATGAGTAGTCAATTCTAAAACCTTAGTCTTTACCAAATCAAATACAGGACCTGTAGAAGATCTCTTTACTATCAAGTCATCCCCAACCTTAAATGATGTCTGATTATCACCATCAAGCTTTAACCACCAAGCAGATTCTGCTGGATCATAGTAGTATTGGTTTACATATACGGTCTCATAAGCACCTTTGCTTTGCTTAACAACGAACCTATACCTTTTAGCCCAACTAGGAGCTAAGTGGTGTACAGTTGCTGTTATATAATTTCTATTTACAGATAGCTCTGGTTCTACAAAAACTGTGTTATCATTAGACACCAAAGCTGTTGAAGCTCTATTATATTCATCTAAGTAAACAATACCAACCTCATAATCTCTGTTACTATGTAAACTTTTAGTGTTAGATATCTTATAAAACTCACCATCAGTACTTGACATTGAAAAGTATTCATAAGCAAATGTACCAGGGTTTGTAGTGTCCTCATATATTACAGCTGGTACTTGAATTACCAATTTAAAACCATCTGCACTAATCTTAAAACCTTCTGGAGATGTAGTAACACCACCACCTGAAATTACCCAGTTTCCACTTCCATGCATAGTGAGGTTAGTGTAGAACAAGTCACTTAAACTGTATCCATCATTATCAGAATCTAAATCTAAAAAGTTAGGGATACCGTCACCATCTGTATCAGTAAGCTCTATAGAGCTAATAAAATCTGCATCTGAAACTAGGTCATTTACTGACGTATAGTCTCTAGGTAGAACAAACTCATATATATCTTCATAAGAGTTAATAGATTCATTGCCATCTACATACGAGGCATCACCTCCAAAAGAGATGTTCTGAATACTTAAATCTACAATTATACTTGCCCCTTCAACTAGTTCAATTCCTGTTAGGTCTATCTCTATAGTAGAATCTGTTACAGTGTTACCCTCAGTAGCTGTGTAAGATACACCGTCAGATGACTCAACAGTTAATGATTCAGATCCGATATCTAAACTATTCAAATCTAATTCGTAATTCAACATAGTGTCTATATTGTAACCATCTACGTAGTTACCATACATTATTCTGTTACCTATAGTTGTTTGTGATTTTGCATATCTAGGAACGTTATCATACAACCTAAGAAGTTCACTTTCAGGAAGTGTTGTGTATATCTTTTGGTTTGAAAAATTTATAGATACATCATCGTTATCAGTCCATCCATTATCCTCTTTACTGTACCTATCTACAACATTTATAATGTTTGTGTTAGATAACTTAAAGCATAAATCAACCTCAACCACATTTTTTGATCCAGTGTTAAAGGTAACCAGTGCAGAGTTTGCAGTGTTTCTCATCCCTACCATATCATAGCTTCCATAGTCTATCCTAAATGGTCCTGGGTCAAACGCTAGGTCTGAAAACTCTGATAGCGCAGAGTACTCTCCGTTCTTGTACTTATATCTATAAGCGAATCTTATAAACTTATCCTCAATGTAGTTTGTCTTTACTCCCTTCTTTAGTAACTCTATTTTAGGAGATTCTATAGGTGGCTTTACTATAACAGATATATCTTCCTCTGTAATCTGATCAACTCCTGAAATTGGATTAGGATATGAATCCTTTACATCTATCCTTCTCGGAGGGTTGTAGTTGTCTGTAAAGAATAAGAAATCATCTATTATGTTTACACCATTTATAGTGTACTTTTCGTTAAAGTTTAATACAGTCTCTGAAACAACGTGGTATATAACTGATTTAGTTTTAGTATTGTATGAAAGTATCATATCAACAGCATCACTTGTTATAAACCAGTATATAGTTTCCCTTCTACTATCCTCTATTGCACCTATACACTTTCCGTTTACAGAAGAACCATTGTACACAGGACTAAATAAAAGTTTGTTACCCTTTGCATTCTCAACAGATCCAGCCTCACCATCCTCATCTGAACTAATACGAATGTTTTGAGCATCAATATATTCACCCTTAGGTATTAATCTTTCATCCAGACTTTTATTCATTCTGGACCCAACAAAATTCTTGTTTATATTCATTCTACTTTAACCATTTTTGAGCACCCCTCATATTCATAAGTAAACGCCCTGGATGTATGTTACTAAGTCTTATTCTAGCATTTCTAAGCAATGAAGATTTTTCTTTCTGAGCCCTTCTAACAACATACTCTTGAACACCAAACTTAGCGTTTAGTATTGCATACTTAATGTATGCGTATATATAACCTTCAAATAATTTGTTAACGCTAACACTTGCATCATCTCCACCTTCCATACCATCAGATACGTACTCTATGACAATAATCTGATCAGCCATAGAAGAACTGAAACTAATCACTCCACCAGACTTATTTATTTTAAATGTAGGGTTTATGTTAGCAGTCTCAGTATTAAGACCATACCTAGCACCTATAGCGTAATCAAAAACCCACTTACCTTCTATATTATAACCTAAGGCTCCGTTTAATTTTCCATCTCCTAAGTACTGTGTTTTTTGAATACCATCAACCCTATCTGCATCAAGTAAAGACGTACCAATAAGTACATCACCACTCTCGTCAAACAACACCTTACAATCATTATCTTGAAGGTAACTCTTAGCAAAGTTTGTTTGTATGTTTTCTGTCAGAGGCATAAGCACTCCTTCCTTATATAAGGATATCCTAACCCAGTTTACAAAGTCTGGAGGTAATACAACTGTTGCATTATCACAAACAGTAAGCTCTACTATTTTAGTTTCCTTTAAGGCATCATAGTTTAATTCCTGTATACCTCTTTTTGCATGAAATAAAACATTATATCTTTCAACATTGTTTACCAACTTATCATTACCTACATACATAAGCATAAAGTTGTTAACTATATCATCTAACGATATGTACTGGTATGACCCCCAGTTTTTATCTTCCGGTAGTGAACCATTATTTTCGTAGTACTCGTATCCTGTTAAGTATGCCATTATCCTTGTTTTTGTTTATCCTTTGCCTCTTCTGTAGCACCAACTTGGTACACATCTGCCTCCCTTATAGATATCCCTGCATATTGAAGTATTTTAGATGTAATAAGAGGCTCATCAGTTGCTGGAAGTTCAAAGTCTTGATAGTCAGAGGCTCCTTGGTCAAATAAAGGCTCACCGTCAGTAAGGTTTATGTACGTCCACTTAGGATCCCTTGGTTTTCTAATATACTGTGCCACTACCTGACCTACATTATTTATAGTATCAGGGTATATGTTTATGGTTAACTCACTTTGAGTGAACGCAGGAGAAGTTGTTTTAGGTGAAGTTAGATTTGAAGAGTTTAACATCGTTATTTTAGAGTGCGATACCCTTTCAGCTTCATTTTGTCTAACTGAAGTATTATAGATGGTGTAGGTAACGCCTGAAGAGTTTAATAGATTGGAATCAACTCTTAATTCAGTTTGAGAAACCTTCTCCAATACCTTAACAAAAATTACCTCATCATTTATTTCAAACGAAACATAATCACCAACTATTATCGTAGAAAAATCTTTAGTACTGTCCTCTATGATGTTGTTACCAGCATCAAAACCATCTGTCAATCCTTTAGTTATAAATGAGGTGTAAACTAAAACCTTATTTAATAGGTAGTAAGTGCTACTGTTATTATCCTCATTAGGCATTTTATACTTATTATCTATAACATTGTATAAAAAACCTTCAACTGAAAATGTATCTATAACCTCCTCTAAGTTTTTAACTATATCAGCATACCCACTTCCAGATACTCTAGCATTCTGTTTAGCTATCCATTCATTGTATCTATAAAAGTAATTCTCAAATATATCTAATTGAGCTTGCTTTGCGTATAAGTTAAAATCAGCTGGAGTTATGTATCCAAAGTTATGTTTATTAGCTACAGCTAAAACTGTATTTCTAACACTATTTATCATCTGACTATATTTTATGCAAAGATAAACAAAAAAAAGAAACCCCCTCATTACTGAAGGGGTTCATACATTTATGTTAGTGTATCTAGTCTTCTAACTTATTCTCTAACATAGCCATAAGCTCTATACCATCATTAGTTTGGAAGAATGATGCCAATGTAAATATTGGTGAGTCTCCAAAAGGTATGCTTACAAGTTTCTTTTTATTTGATGGCAAGTTAAAGTATATATCCTTACCTTTATTCTTCAATGTCAATAAGCCTTCAGAAAAACATTTAGATGCTAAGTTCTGTAGCTTTAACATAGGGTCGTTTAATGTGTTTAAGAAGTCAACTGGACTGTTTCTAGCATATAAACGAATATCTCTTTTTAATTCTGCTGTTGACATTTTATCTACATTCAACGATAAAGCAATCCTTCCGATTGTCTCTAACATTTCAATAGGTAAATCTCTTGCAGCAACCTGAGCCTCAAGTTGAGCGTCTAAAACTTCAACATCTTCAGCAGCATTCTTTTCATTATCAACCTCTTGAAATACTGTTCCGTTACCAGGATGGTAAGATAAGAACTCCTGTAAAACAGGGTTTGTCCTTGGAACAAATAACATACCATCTTCAAAAACGACAGGCTGGATAATAGCGTTATCATCCTGTTCATCTTCAAACGGTGTTCTTTGATTTGATGAATATCTAAGAGCTCTGTTACGCTCTCCATCAAAGTATAGTAAAGGTTTTCTACGTGAGTTACGTGAGTTAAGGATAAATACAATAGGAGATGTATTTCCTTTTAATCTGTAGGTTTTGTCCTTAAGGACTGCTTGTTTTTTCATTTTTATTTAATTTAAAATTTATAAGAGTAATAATTACCCCCGTCATAATAACGAGGGTAAGAATTACTTATTTTTACTTCTTATTTGAATAAGAAGAAGTTGTTTGCACCTAAAGTACATAAAGCTCTTTCTGATAAGAAGTGAACCTCCATAGCGTCTAAGTCGCTATTTGAAGCACCTCCAGCAGAACCAACGATCCAAGATTTCATCTTTCTATCTTCAGTTTCAGAAGCTCTATATCTTACGTGTAAGAATGGTCTCTTAGCATTTTTCCCCATTACTTGGTCATAAACAGATGTAGATCCAGCAGGAACTAAAACACCGTCGATAGCACCACCAACTAATCCACCTCTCATGGTAGCGTCGTTTAAGTACTTCCAGTCAGACTTATAGAAGTCATAACCTCTACGGAATCCTGAGAAACCTAAGTTTAATGCCATATCAGTATCGTTATCGAATAAACCGAAAGAAGCACCTGAAGAACCAAAGTTGTTTTGCTTAGCTAACACGTCATCAATCTCGAAAGATAAAGCACGGTTAACAAATAAAACATTCTCTTCGATAGCACCTTGCTTGTCTAAACGAGTTACAACAGCATCGATATCAGCTAAAGTCTCTAAAGAACCAGTAGTAGTGTTTCCTTCGTTCTCTACAACGTAGAATAAACCTTCAGATCCTTTGTTACCTAAGTCTCCAGCAGCAGCAATAGCTCCTGAGTTAGCCTCAGCAGGTACAGCTTCAATCATAGCAGTCTCTAAGTAGTCCTCGAAACGTAATCTAGTTTCGTGCTCTGATTTCAAGTACCATAAGTATCCTGAACCATTATCACCTTCTACTTCAACCCATCCGATTTGTGCCATATCAGAACCTGATACACTGTACTTATCTTTGATGATGATTGGAGTGTTCTCCTTATCGTCAAAAGGAGCTTCTAAAGCACCTTCCATTCCGTTAGATCCTTTTTTGAATTCAGATCCGTATACGAATACGTCTAAGTCAGTTGCACTGTTATCTCCACTTGATAAACCAGCTACAGCAGGTAATCCAGCAGCGTCATAGATAGCTACAGTAATAGTATCAGTTGCAACAGCAGTAACGATTCCTTTAAAAGAAGCAGTAGCTGCGTTAGAACCATCAGATACCATAATAGTCTGTCCTTTACGGATAGCGTGTCCAGTGATGTTAATTACAACAGAATCATCTGTAGCAACTACAGCGTCATCTAAAGTAACACCTTCATATTTAATGTGTAATCTTCCTTGCTCAGACCATTTAATTAAGTCAGAGTTGAAAGGCATCTCAGCACCAACTAGTCTTAAGAAAGAACTAACTGATCTGTTACCATAACGCTCAAATTCTTTTTCATAAGTGTCAGGTAAATATTGATTTAAGAAATCAAAGTTTGTAATGTACGAACCAGGTGTTGCTACCTGGCTTGGAGTCGGAGTTAAACTCACGTTTCCGCCTATTGTATAAGCCATTTTTTTTGTTTTTTAATTGTTTAACGTTTTTTTATTTTTAATCCTCTACCACTGTCAGACTCTACAGCTCTAATCTTAATTCCAGATGAGTTTACGTTTTGTTGAGGTGCTGATCTAACATCCATATCTATATTTTTAGATGATCGAACAGAACTATCAACAGCATCAGCTCTACCTTTTTCATAAAAGTATGATGCCAACTTATCTGGGTTAATAGCAGCGCTTAAAGCCTTGTGATATCCAGCAGGATCTTTTATCATACCGCTTTCATCTAAATACTTAGATACAAAGTTTGTGATATCAGATTGAACACTCTTTAATTCAGACGCTTCTCCTGGTTTGAAAACTAAACTCTTATCTCCGACATTGAACTCAAAACCTTTGAATCCATCATTGAATAGTTCTTCTGTCTTCTTTGAGAAGTACTCTGACTTCTTAGAGTTTTCCTCTTGAATACTACTTGACTGTGATATATATTCCTTGTAAGCATTGTATTGCTCTAACTCATCCTCGTTGACAGGAACCCTCGACTCGATAGGTACCTTATAAGTCTCCTTTAATTCGTTAAAGTATTTCTTTGCTTTAGCAAGTTCTCTTTTCTTTGCGATCTTCTTAGCCTTTACTTCAGAGTCATCATCTAAATCCTCATCATAAGAAAACTTATCACTCATAAGATATTCAATATCTTCAGAGTCTAAATCATTCTCAGTAACGGAATAATATTCACGCAATAATTGGTCTGGATTCTTCTGATCAAAATCCTCTTGAAGTTTCATAAAATCATTGATACCACGACCTGTTTCTTTCTTGTACTTTAAGAAAGCAGAAACATCCTCAGGTAAATCAACATCAGCCTCTCTTTGAGCAAATAGTTCATCTACAGAGTTTATTTCTTTTTTATATCTATCCTTAATAAATGAAAGAACTTCCTCCTCACCAAACTGAGGAGTTTCTATTTCAGCTTGTTGCTCTTCAACAACATCCTGTTCAACTACTGTTTCCTCTTTTTGTTCAACAGCAGCCTCTTGTTTCTCTACTAATTCTGTTTCTACCTGTTGAACAGACTTTTGGTCTGGTCCAGAAACCTCTTTTACTTTTAATTCCATATTTAATTTGATTTACAGCGCAAAAATACGCATTAATATTATTTATTTAATTAACGAGGTTCAAACTCAGAAAGGTCAAACCCATCTAGTGTATCCTCGTTTGATTCAAAGTTTATAGGAGGTAAATCCTTCTTACGCTGCTCTATTAATTTAGACTGCTGAGTATTCTGTTTACTAATCCTATCGTCCTTAGCCTGCTCCTTCATGTCCTCTCTGTCTTTAATTATATTTGCTTCAGCGCCTCTAAGCTGCATATTCATTTGGAACTCAATATTCATTAACTGAGTTTTTAATTCAGCTTCACCCCTTAACTTCTCTAAAGCAAACCCTGCTTCAGCCTGTGCTACCTGCATCTTAGACTGAGTCTCCATCTGCATTTTTTGAGCTGATATTTGAGCAGCCATCTGTTGTGACTGCATATTAGCCTCCTGTTGCTGCTGAACCTTTTGCATCTCGTATTCTCTCCTATCCTTCTCTTTTCTTTTTCTTTTTACCTTGAGTAACTGATTAGCTAACTTAACGTTCTTAACCTCTCTAATATCTATAGCGTCATCAAGATCAATAGCATCTCTAGACAAAGCAATCTGTATATTCTGTTCTAGCTGTTGTTTCTCTTCTTCATCAGGAGCCATCTCTATAAATATACCAAAGTCATATATATGTAAGCCCTTTATATCGTTTAAAAGGTTTACATTATACTTTCCTATCTGCATTACAAACTCTTCCTTGTATGGGTAATACTCTAACGCATCTGATACTCTACACGATAATGCTACAGCTAAGTCTCTACTTATATCTAAAGAACTATCTATTATGTGCCTTGTTGCTGTGTTACTATTTAGTGCCGCTAACTTTTGTAAACCTACTAATGAATTTGGATCAGGCATTGAACCATCTCTTGCTTCATTAAGTCCTGTAACGTCACGTAACATCTGTAGGTAGTGATTGTAACTACCAATAAGACTTGCTATCTTAGCCTGTCCTGAATTCTTAGATAGCTCTTGTATTGGAACACGAGCGTTATTGAACTCACCATCCTGTGTGTAGCTTCTACCTACAACAGAACCTGTTTGGAAGTAAAGCTTTAATGCATCCTCAGGAGAGTATGTAGCTCCGTTACCAAGGTCAACCTCGTTTAATCCGTCAGCATCAATAAATACACCATCTGGTACAACTTTTTGTATTACCTGTTGTAGCTTTAAGTGAGTCATTTGAATAAGGTCAGCGAAAGGAATCATACGTCTTAACAGTGACTCTATGTTACCCTTATACATTCTTGGAGCACAAGCAACGTAGTTTGGTAAAGCATTCTGAGATGAAGACTTAGGTCTTACCATATTCTTAGCAAGCTTCCAGTCTAGTACTATATTAGTACCCATAACCATCACTCCCTCATACCAAACCTCTATCTTTTTCTCAATCTTATCAAATCCTCTCTCCTCCATCATTTCCTGTGGTGGATTGAATTCGTCATCCTTTTCTATAACCTTACCACCCTTCTTTTTATAGACCATATTCTTTGTGGTCTTATAGTTGAAGTATAGTAGTGTTACACTATCATTATTAAATAATGAGTTATCGTAGTACTGAGTTGAGTGGAAGTAACTATGCCAGTCTTGACTATACTTACCTATTGTCTTTAACTCTTCGT